CCGTAGTGGCGGTCAATGCGCTGGCCGCCAATCTCCACCTCCACCTGGGAGATGAGCTGCTCGCCAGGGAAGTCAAGCCACCGGGCGTACACGTTCTGATCCCCGCTAGAGTTCTTAAGCTCCTGGCCGATTTGCGGGAGAGTTACCTGGAGCATGGTGCCGTACGCCAAATCGCCATTGCGCGAGATGGTGCAGGTCACGCGCCGGCCAAAGTCAGCCTGACCGTTGAACGTCTGCTCTATGGACTCTAAGGCAAAGTTGGTGTAGCGGCGGTAGGTCACCTTCCAGTACGTGATTTGAGGGTTACCCGTAAGGTAAACATCCTGAGCGCCGTAAGCTACAAGTTGCATCAAACCTCCTCCCATTCTATACTATTGCTAAAGAAAAAAATTATTTGTATTTTTTAATAAATGTACAAATATACAACGGATCAAAATATTCCTTAATATTCTCATGCTTTTTTGTAAAGGTATACGTATTGTTCGTTTGTTTTACTTTCCATCCATCCTTGATTGCGTTTTGTATCAATCGTTCTTTCCAATTCATATACTAATTATAGAAACAATCATGTTATTTTTAATTTAAACAGTTTAATTGTTAGTTGATTAAATGCCTTTGCATAAAAATATAAAAAAGGAAGAGAATTTTACAATACAAATGTTAGATACAAAACACAATGAGTACATTACAAAACATCATGATGAAAATAGAATCATTATTCCTAGATTAATGGAGGAAATGCAACAAGAAAAGGATGAGTTAAAAAAAAAAATTATTTTAAAAAAAATAAAGGACATCCAGCAACAACAAATGGATTATTATTTGACAAATTCAAACCATATCTTTTCCTATTTTGAAGAAAAAAAAGAAATTTCTGAATGTAAATCTAAAGTCAAAATACTTCACGAGTTCTTTAATCCTGATAAAAAAAATGTAGTCTCCGTAAAAATGACAACCCATTCTCTTCAATATTTAAAAAACATTGACGAATCCTTTTTAAACAACGAACACTACATTTACAATACCATGGTGTGCTCCAAATGTAAAAAGGGGGAACTCATTCATGTAGATTATGAGGGTGTCGTGATTTGTAACAACGACCAATGTTCGTGCCAATTTCAATACTTGATTGAAAATGAAAAACCTTCGTACAAAGATCCGCCGAATGAAATTTGTTTTTATGCTTACAAAAGAATTAACCATTTTAGAGAAATTTTGGCTCAATTTCAAGCAAAAGAAACTACACAAATTCCAGAAGACATTATTCAAAACATTCAATCCCAAATTAAAAAAGAACGTATTCAAATAGAAACCATGACGAATAAAAAAACAAAAGAAATTTTAAAAAAGTTTGGGTATAATAAATATTACGAACACATTCCTTTTATTAAAGACAAACTAGGAATCAAACCACCGGTCATGAGTCCTGAATTGGAAGACAAACTGTGTAGTCTATTCATGGAAATTCAACGACCTTATGCTAAATTTTGTCCCGATGATAGAGTCAACTTTTTAAACTATTATTATACGATTTATAAATTGTGTGAATTGTTAGAAGAGGATGAATTCCTTCCCTTTTTTCCCATGTTAAAAGACCGAGAAAAAAGGATAGAACAAGATTGTATTTGGAAAAAAATATGTGAAGAATTAAATTGGCAATTTATACCGACCGTTTAAACACGACTAACAAAGTATTATCATACTTATTATGAGAGGGTATTTTCAATAATGTAAACGAACAATCGGTATGTTGAATTTCCCATTCTTTAATCTTATTCTCAAATAAATATTCTTTACTATGAATGATATCCTCTATAATAAAATATCCGTTTGGGTTTAATTTATGTATGCTGTTTTCAAAAAACGTGACATTCGCACTAAACTCATGCAACCCGTCTTCAATGATAATATCAAAATTATCATATAAATCTGGTTCACTCCACATTTTTTTTATCATTTCTGGATTTGTTTGGTCGCAATAAAATGTTTTTATTCTATCAGTATGAAACAATATATTCGTATCAATATCGGCACCAAAAATATGAGAATTAGGGAAAAACTCAGCCCACCCAAAAAGAGATGCTCCTGGTCTTCCTTCGGGTCCCATGTTAGATGGGAGATTGACATTATTCGTTCCTAACCCCAGTTCAAATACTCTTAGTTGCTTCTCGCGTAAATCCCTAAATATACTATAATAAAATGTAGTATAGTTATGCCAACTTTTTTCAATTTGTTTGGATCCTTTATCGCTTTTGTTTCGGCCCATGATTTCGCATAAGGGGGTACTTTTTTTTTCATCAAACATATTATATAAGTATAATATATATATATGAATTGGAGCACTTTTTATAAAGGATTCTTGTTCGTTTTAAGAATAATCTTTTTCGTTATCGTAGTAGGTGTCTTGTTCTCTTATTTCGCAGTGGGTTGGTATGCCAACTATTTATATATTAAAAATAATAGTTAATAGTATGTACGTGTATAGTTTTTATATTACCTATATCCTCTTGCTTACCACAGGAACCATCACTTTAGTAGAAGCCTTGCGTACCAAAAATCAAACCATTCGGAATATTTTAAATTTAGAAACCTGTATTTCTATTGTTGCCGCTTATTTTTATAGCATTTTTATCTCCTATGTTAAAAATGGAAAAACGGACAACATCAACACACTTCGGTACGTGGACTGGTCGGTTACTACACCCATGATGCTAATCTCACTTCTATTGACCCTACTCTACCATAGTGGAGGGATGATTCACTTAAACCACTTGTTGATTGTGTTTGGGCTTAATTATGGTATGCTCTTGTCTGGATATTTAGGTGAAACGGGGAAAATCAACCACATCTTAGCGAATGTTGTAGGTTTTATCTTTTTTAGTGGTTTGTATACCTATATTTATAAAATTTTCATGAAAAAATATTCATTCGCGAATATTGTACTTTTCATTTCGTACGTCATGATATGGGGATTGTACGGCATCGTGTACTTTTTACCTCAAGATGAAAAAATGTTAGGCTACAATATCTTAGACCTGATGGCAAAATGTTTAATTGGATTATTTTTATGGGCGTATTTCGCAAAGGTGGTTCGGCTTTAATAATGGTGCCAATCCTTTGGACGGCCTACTGAAAAGGGGTACTTACGGTGAATGGTTTCCGTATCCAAAGAAACAGACCCGTCCCACACGTCTATGGGTAACACGTTCACTTTCCCGACACACTTGTTGCTGGTCTTATCCATGAAAAGGTTCGCCTCTTCGTCCACGTGCACGTGGTACAAGTGGTCGTTGGTTTCTACCAAGACACCAATACGCGGTGTGGTAGACTCCATGAGGATCGTAGTAAAGGTTCCTCCCAGTGTAAATTTTATGGTAGCAAACTCTTCCGGGAAAGCACCCATGTACTGCGGTTCTCCCTCTGAATTGACGCATGGCAACAACCACCAGGTGTAGCCATTCACTCGCATGAATTTCTTATTAAAATAGGTGAAATTAGACATGGTGTACGGACGTCCTTTCGGCCACGTCTTGTTAAACATGGACTGCCCTTGACGAATCATGGAAACATCAATCGGCATGGTTGATGAGTGGGTTAGACCATGCGATCGTCAATTTTATTTTGTAAAGGACATTAAATATAAAAACTGGTTTAAATCTCCTAAGATTTCATCACGAATATTCAACAAGTCGCTATCGTTTACGGGGTCAAACACATACGTTAAATCCGTTAAAAATACGCGATGGTGTTGAATGCATTTTTGAAAATCTTCCGTTTTAGCATAATCCATCACCGGTATGTGCGTGTTGACGAATTGAATACGCGATTGATCTTTTCCAAGCATGACTTCCACAAAGGAATCCATGTGTTCGTTCAACTTATCGTACAAGCCGTCCGTCGCTTTGTGTTGACTGTAAGAGTAGGTTTTCCAATGGTACAGTTTCACGACATTCAAGATGGATAAAAACGTACTTACAATGGTTGCTTTAGACGAGAGTTTGGGTTTTCGTGCGCGTTGAGTTTTCTTAGCCATAATTATACCTTATTTTTTTTATTTTCTAAATAGTTTTTTGTTGCTTGTTTTCCAACCTCAATCATGTTTCTGCGATACTCTTCCTCGTACAAATACTGTTTCCAGCCGTCCAGATGGGTCACCGAACCATCATTATGGTGAATCACATTTCCTTGGGGTGGATGTGTATTGTTGGATAGGGTGTAATACATCATCAATAGTAAATAATGAAAGTATTCCTTAGTATCTTCCATATTCAACGTGATGGGGTCATACCCAATATAAAATTTAAGAATGTTTTCTTCAGGAAAAGGAATCGTCGGACAATGTTTCCGAAACGCACCATCAATGTAGTAATCCTCTTTGTATTTGATGGGCGTGAATATGATCGGTATGTTCGCCGACATCATGACGGATTGTATGGCCGACAAATCAGGATGGGTAAGATGGTGTAACGCAACCGAGGTGAGATTAGACACGTTGGTGGTATAAATGAATAACTCAAGATGGGTACGTTCGTACAATTGAGCCAACGTAATATCCAACGGAATGTTGTACGCATGAAAAAAGGGAGAGACTAAGTCGGCAATACATTCGGAAGATACGACTCCCTTGTTTTCGTAAAAATGCGTGACGTCGTACTTGAGCCACTTGCTCCAAGGTCGTAACACTACGTACTCTGCAATTTCAGTGATGGGGACACCGATACACAACAACAAGGAGAGGATCGCTCCTGCAGAACTGCCGTGGTAAGATTTAATGTGGGTTAACTCAATCATACCCTCGTCCAATGCCTGTTGAATCATCCCCACTTGAATAATACCGGCAGGTCCCGCTCCAGAAATAGCAATGTGTTCGATCATAAGAAAAAATAGCAAAAAATCTTTAACTGGATACACTATGGATATATATCCAACCAAGCTTAATTTAGATGAATTGTTTGAATATAAAAAAGAACAAAGTATCAACACCGTGAAAACATTTAATCTTATTTTAGATAGAGTCCATACTAAAATTAAGTTATCTTCACGACAAAAACACGATAATGAATGTTGTTGGTTCATTGTTCCCGAATTCATCATGGGGATTCCCAAGTACGACTTGAACGATTGTGTCGTCTACATCATTGATAAACTTCAGGAAAATGGGTTCCAAGTAAAATACACGCATCCAAATTTAATTTTCATCACATGGAATCATTGGATTCCTGATTATGTAAGGTCCGAGTATAAGAAAAAAACGGGAATTGCCATTAATGGGTTCGGAAAAGAGTTACCTCCTGAAAAAACAGAACCGAAAAAGTCCATTTTTAAACCGACGTCAAGTTATAAACCTTCAGGCATTATTTATTCGGATGATTTATTTAAAGTTCCTATATAAAATTCGTAGTATAGGGTATGGCAAGTACTCGGAATAAAAATAGAAAAGATGAATTTTTTATTGATAAACGGATGCAGGAGAGACAAGTGATATGGCAAACCACGTCTGAGTCCATTCAACAGGCAGCCTACCCCTCTCATGGGATCAACGTACAACGTATGCCTGCAGAAAAATTATCCAAGAACTCGGTAGACGTAGAAACGTACTTGTACGGAATTGGGGCCAACAACTACTTGTTTCCCACTTCTACTCCTAAAAATTCAGAAATTTTATTACCCTCCACCAGCTTTTATGATAGACCCTCCTTGTACGTTCCTAAATTGCCGGACATGCTTCCTCCTCAACGGCCATTTTAATACACGAAAAAACATTAAGACATAAAAATTGAATACAAAAATATTATCCGTAAATAGTATATGGACATACATCCGAATGACAAAGGGTACACTACCATGGTTTTCAAATTAACCTCACCCACATTACAAAAAACTCTCAAGATATGTGTAGGAAAACCATATGATGAGGGAGGACGCGATAAATACAACGTCTACGAAGTCATGGACGATAATGGTAATTTTATCGTCAAAGGACTTCGGGGGCACTACATGGCCGAGAGGGGAACGGTCGTCATGGAGGATGGTGATTTTCCCGTCATGAAAATGGGAGAACCGGTATGGCTCGCGGGTGAAGTCAAAGTCCCCCTTCCTGAAAAGAAAGAAGCGGAAGTGGTCGTCTCCAAAACGGAGTTTGTGGTAATCAACAATGTGGCCGACGGGGACTGCTTTTTTGACGCAGTCCTTCGCGCAACAAAAGGTACCCCCGACACGTACAGTGGTGAAAACATTGGAAAATTAAGAAATGACATCGCAGAGTTTATTTCTAAAGATCCTAAATTTAGAGAAACCATTCTTGGAAAGTATAATGCTTATAAAACAACCAAATTAAAGCGAATGAATCAAGTAGAAGGATACAAGGAATATTATGAACGTGTTGAAGATGGTGAAGTGGAAGAGTCTGTGTTAGAGGATTTACAAAAGAAATACACCTTGAATGAGGACCTGATTAACAGTAAATTTCCGGATGACTTTTACCCGGATCCCACTCAAGAAGAAATTATTTATTTCTTAACCGAATATTTCAATAAAAGAACCGATTTAATGGGAGACCAAATCATAGACATGTTCGTTCAAAATGTAAAAGAACCTCAAAAATGGGCGATGGAAGATGTGATTGCGGCGTACCAAGAAATGAGCGACGTGCAGGTCGTCCCTCTTGTGAAAAAGGGGGAACGTGTAGAAGACTACACCGTGAATGCGACGGTATTGAAAAAGGAGCAGCTACTCCCTACCACAAGATACGTGTTTGCCGATTATACACCACTGAACCATTTTAAATTAATTGCTCGTGCATCGGATAAAAAGGGCGCGTTTTTAAAATCGGAATTACCTGCAGTATTACAACGAAAAATATCCGAATCACCCATTTTATCACGCGATGTATACCCACTCGCATCAAAAACACCGTCACCCCTGTACGTTCCAGAAGTTCCTACCATGGCCGAAAAACCACCGGGAATGGTCTTAGATCAGGGTGAACCGGAACCTGTGAAAAAGCCAAAAGCGACAAAACCTGTCTCCGAACAGGATGTCATTAAATTGGCAGTTTCCACCAACGATGGTACCCGAAAACTTACCGACGTTCCTGAAATTACTCAGGCGGATATAGACACGCTTAGTAAAATGAAAACATTTGAAGCGTACGAACATGCGACAAAAGTAATGAGTTGGGGAGCATATTTTACAGGAAAAGGGTATGAAACATTTACTCCCGCAACCTTGAAAACAAAACAAGAAATATCTACGGTAGAAAAGTTAGTAAAGGCGTTACAAACTTATCCAACAGAGCCAAGCCATTTCTACAAAACAAAAAAGGCAAGTACGGAAAAAGTAAAAAATAAAAAGGTGGATTAAGTTTTACGACGACTACGTTGACTACGCTGACTACGTTGACTGAGTAATGTCACAAACTTGCCACGAGCGGTTAGTGGAGGACGCTCTCTGGGCGTTTCACCCTCATTACCTTTGCTACCATCAAAAAAAGATCTAGCGAATGCAATGGCGGTTACTGATTTTCGTAAATCTGGATTATTTACTATAGCAGTTCTTTCCTGTTGTAGTGAGCTTAATAGTTTACTCTTCTCTCGGTTACTTGTGGTACTCCTATAGTCCGACAATAACTTGTTGTATCTAACAGATTTGGTTTTTAATTTTTTTTGTGCGTCTGTGATTATTGTTTTTAATTGTTTGTTTTCTTCCTCGTCAGCAAGAACAGGTGGATCGGCAAACAATTCTTTAAAATCTGCATCTATATCAGGGACATCTACATTTATACTCACAGACTTTTCCTTCACAGGAGGAGGCACTAGCACCGGAGCACCTTGCATAGGAGGCACTAGCACCGGAGCACCTTGCATAGGAGGCACTAGCACCGGAGCACCTTGCATAGGAGGCACT